GGTAGGGAGACATACTGCGTCGCGCCATCCAGCGTGATGGCCTGCTTGCCGAACTGGCCGGACACATAGGTCGGCGCGCCCGTGGCTGTGCCCGTGTACGGGGTGGGCATAGGTCGTTCTCCTCATCATAAGCGCAGCCGGCGGCCCCGTCGCTGGTCGCGTACGGCGCCGCCGGATGGCGTTTTGTTTAGGCGCCCGTCGTCACCGTGATCGGTCCGATTGCAAAAAGCAGCCCTGCTTGCCCTGGCGCGTCCGTGTTCGTGAACGTCCCGCCGCCCGTCACTGTATACGCGCGGTTCCCTAGATGATCGAGGCCGCTCCCGCCGACCGCCACCATCGCCGCCGCCAGCGTGGAGTCGCGCACCGCTTGCCCCGGCGCCAGCGTCCCAAAGTAGGCCGCGATCGCCGCGTTGACGTTGCTGATCGTCGTTGCCGGCGCGTTCCGGGTCGGGACATACGTGTAGGCGACGGCCACGGGCGTTGGCGTCAGCTGCTGGACGGTGGTCATGGCCCCGGCCGCCGCCGCCTGGTCGACCTGTGCGCCTAGCTGCTGCGCCAGGAGCGGCGGGAACGGGTTCGGCTGCGCGACGTAGGAGAGCGTGCACGTCCCCGCCGTGGGGTTGTCGACGACGAAGGCGGCCGTGACACCCGCGATGCCCAGCGCCGCCGCGACCAGCGCGCCGTCGCTCCCCCCGCCGCCGCCGCCCACAGTGGCGTTCGCCAGGGCCCGCGCGCGGAAGGCCGTATCGCTCTCCGCGTCGGTCCCGCCCGCGCCCGCATTGGCGTCGGCCGCGAGGGGGACGCTGTACGCCTGGGGCGTCTGGCCCGTATCGTTCAGGCTGGTCGTCGATTGGCCGACCGCGCCGAGGAGCATCCAGGAGGCGCCGACGAGCGTGAGCACATCGTACCCGCTGGCGTTATCGACCGGCTGCCACGACACGCTGTTGAAATTGATAGCCGTCAACACGGCCGGCGCGGTCGTGGTGGTTCCGGCCGCGCTCATCAAGGCGCGGCCCTGCTGCCCCCGGGCCACGACGGCGTACTGATTCGTCGCAGCGCCCGGCGTCCCGCCCTGCCCGATCGTGGGCGCGGCGGTCGAGGAAACGGGCGGGTTGCTGACGGTATCAAGGCCCGCGAGGACAGCGGAGCCAATGCCCCGGATGGCCCCGGCCGCGACGTTGCCCGCGCTGCCGGTGACCTCGGCCAGGGCCAGCACCCACGTCGCCGACGCGCCGGCCGGGATCACCCCTGCCTGCCCCACGGGGAGATAGGGGTTCTGCATGGCCTGGAAGGCGATCGTCAACGCGCCGATCTGGTCGGCCGCGAGGAAGCGGTAGCCCGTTTGTCCCGCCGAGGTGGGCGTGGCCGGGATCGCCGCCGGGATCACGACCGGCTGGCCCAGCGTCGCGCTCGCCGCGTTGCGCCCGCAGAGGACCGGCGCGATGGCGTAGCCGGCCGGGATCGGACGGAGCCCGCGCGGGGCCAGCAGGTTCGCTAGCGCCGCGCCCATCGCCTGGTCAAAGTCGTGATCGACGTAGAACTGGGCCAGCGCGGCGTTGAAGAAGTCCGCGAGGAACGCCTGGCTCTCGATCTGCGTCAGAATATCGCTGCCCTCGGTCAGATCCGGTTGACCGGCCACGCCGCCGACGGAGACCTGCAGCTTGGACTGGGCCAGCGCGACGAGCTGACTGACCAGGTTGTCGTAGGTCGGTGGAGTGTAGGGCATCGTGGGCGGCTCCTAACGACGGCTACCGGCTAATGAATGCTGACGGGGACGACGAGTTGGCTGCTGTCGGCGGTGAGCGTGACCCTCACCTCGACCAGGAGCGTGTTTGACACGGAGCTACTCACGCGCACGTCGTCGACCGACGTGACGGCCGGGTCGCGCACGAACTGTGTCTCGACGCGCCCCCGTATCCTGGCCGTGAGCGTGTCATCGACGATTTCCTCCACCAAGTCGCCCAGGCCGCAGCCAAAGTCAGGGTGCAGCGGGATCGACCCCGGCTTGACGAAGGCGCGGCGTGTGAGGCGCTGCACGACGAGACGGCGACCGGCGACCATGGCCGTGTCGCGCGACGCGGCAGAGGCGCGGTCACCGGCGCGTGTGTCGCGGTCGAAGAGGGGCGCGGTCGGCATACCAGGAGCCCCTTATACTGGGAGGGTGGGAGGTGGGTGCGATGGCAGCGACAACAATCACCATCGACGGCATCGTGACGTGCGTTGATTACCGCCAGACGCGTGTGCGGGTGCCTGGGGATGACCGCGTGAACTACAGAGTGGAGCACGCGCCCCTGGTGACACTCTCGCTTAGCTCTGGCGATTCCATTGATGTTCCCTGGCCAGGAAGTCTCAAGGAGACTCCGTTTCTGCATTCCCGCTGGCGCGTGACTATCGCGCCAGTGGTCTCTAGCGATCCAGCCCTCGACGATGAATGAGATAACTCCATGCGGCCAGTGCGGGCGGCTCCTCCGAGCGCGGGTGAACGCGGAAGAGATCGTGTGTCTCATCTGTGTGGATTGCCATTGGCGTCGGGACCGGCGCGCGAAAAGAGAGGATACGACAATGGTGCAACTGATGGGGCGGATTACGCAGTTGACGCTAGAGAGTGGCAAACCATGCCCGCCTGGGGACAGCAGGACACCCATCGCTGTCAGCGTTGTGGCGGCGTTCAACCAGGACGGGCGCGAGATCACGGTCACGTGTATGTGGCCGCGCGGGAAGGACACGCCATCCATCGGACAGCTTGTTGCGCTCACATTGACGCCGGACATCGACTGACGATGGATGACGCGACGCGCCTGTGCCTCGACGCCGATTTGATGATGGCCCTCTCGCCGCTGACCGGCCACCGCGATAGCGTGGTCGCGCGCCTGGACGCCGCCATGCGCGCGACGGCGGTCATGACGAAATACATCGACGCAGCCATGGCGACCGAGTCCTATAGCGTTGAGCACACGGGGGAGATGCGTTTCACGATCACGGCGCGATTCGACCCTTCACTCATCGACGAACTGCGCCACGCCCTCGAACGGGCCATGCGTTCATTGGATGATTAGACTCCCGTCGCCACCTGGACCCAGGTGAGCGCCCCGTTCGCCGACGGTAGGCACTGGTACGTTCGGGCCGGCCGGGCTGTCCCGACGGACGCCGGCCGCTCTGAGACAATCACGAGCGCGTACTTGTATTGGGGCAGCGTCGGCGGAATCTCCATCGACACACCCAGGTAGAGGCCGCCCGCGACCGTCACGTCGCCGACGACCAGGAGCGATTCCTCGAGCATCATCCCCGTGGGCGGATGCGCGTCGCGCGTCGTGTACGTGACGCCGAGGAGCACCTGGGGCACGCCGCCGAGGAGCAGGCAGCACCCTTGCATCCCGCCGCTCGTCGGCATCTTCACGCCCCGGAACGGCACCAAGACAGGCACGGCGGGGTAGGTGAGGCCGTCGGGCTCAACGCGCACCTGAGCCGTGTGATCGGCCGCGGAGTACGAGATGACGGTACACCAGCTAAAGAGGCGCACGGCGGCCAGGGCGCGCCCGATCATCTGCTGAATCTGCGTGTACACCTCATCCATCACTGCTCCTTAGAGATTTAGAAGCCGAGGTTACCGACGCCGCTCGTAGATGTGTTCTTCGCCGTCACCGTAAGCGGCAGGCTGGTCGCGTCGATAGACATGGTCCAGCCGCCGGCGCTGGAATACCGATAGGTGCGTTTGCTCGGATACCATTTCTGGCCGGCGTACTCACGCATGTCGGGGTCATCGCTCACGATCACGATGGCCTGCCCGCGCGCCAGCGGCACGACGCCCTGGATCGCGCAGGTCAACGTGTACTCGGTGGCGGCGAACAGGGTGGCGAGCCAGTCGGCGCGCTTCTGGCAGGCGTCGAGCGAGGAGCCCGGTGGCAACACGTCGCGCTTGACGGTGGCCCCGTCGTGGTTGCCCGCGATCGCCGGTCCGACCACGCTCCCATCTTTGGCTGAGTAGCTCTTCACCTCAACCCGGACGTCCCGCTTCGCGTGCGGCTGATCGGCGATCACCGGATTCGTAAGGAGTGAGGCTGGCTCACCATCCACCTTGTAGTTGAGGTAGAGCGGGTGGCCCTCGGGCGGCAGGTCCCTATAGTAGAGGGTGGTCCCCTCGCAATACAAGGTTTTGGAATCGCCCTGCGCCAGCGCCTGCATCACGTCCCACTCGGTCGTGTGCGACTGGCGCGTTTTGATGGTGTCCGCGCCGAGCGCCTGGCCCTTAATCGTGGAGGCGTCGGTCACGACCGAGAGACCCGGCGCGCCTTTCTTCTGGTGCCCCGCGACGAACGCTTCGACGATCTGGGCGCCGGTGCTATTGGCGAACTGCGAGAGATCCGAGGCGGTGGCGTTGGGGTTCGAAAAGACCTCCGAGTAGTCCGTGCCACTGAGCTTGTATTCCCCGGCGTCGAAGTCCCTTTGTGGCTGCCCGACCACGCCGGTCCACAGCGGCAGCGTCTGGTCGACGATGGCCGGCAAGGCCGTCACGAAGCCGCCGTAGAGGATGACCTGCGTGAACGCGCGCTGTCTGAGCGCGTCGCGCACGGCCTGGGGCACGTCGGCCATGGCCAGCGTCAGGTCGGTCAGGACGCCCGGCGTCTCGTACTCACTGACGCTGAACGCGAGCGCGATGGGATCCAGGTAGTGCCCCTCCTCTCCCGCTCCGGATCCGGCGATCCACGCCTTGGCCACCTCGAACGTGTTGGCGACGGAGGCGAACAGGTCCAGGCGCGGCGTCACTGGCGTGACCTCAACCCGGATCGCGGGGAGCTGTGGCGTCGTGTCGGCCGGAACCGCCGGGGCTGTGGGGTCGGTCGCGCTGCCAGCGCTTCCCCCATTAGCCGTACCGGCGCTGTAGGTCGGCGTGTACCCGAGCGGAGTGGCCGCGACGGCTTTGGTCGCGGCGTCCAGGTACTGAAGGTACTTTGGCGGCCCCGCGTAGCCCGCGCCACTATAGGTTGTCCACTGCCCCCACGCCGCGCCGTGTGAGGAGATGTCGGCCATCGCGCGGGCGTTGTAGGTCGGGTCAAAGAGCGCGTCGGCAACGTACGGCCCACGCGGCTGGCAGTGCACCGAGTTCACTTGCCAGAGGCCCCGGTCTATCGATCCATCGCTGTTGTTGGTGTTGACGGCGCGCGGGTCCAGCCTCGATTCGGCCTGGGCGATGGCGACACAGGTCGCCAGGCGACCCTCGGGGATACCCGCCCCCCGCGCGTAGTACACGGCGTCGCTATAGGAGATCGGGCCGCCTGGCTGCGTCGGAACGGGAACCGATGGCCCCTGCGCGATACCCGCCGCGCCATTTAAGAGGAGCGTGATGTCGATGGGGCGGTAGCCAACGCCCTGGTTGGCCTGGGCGTGCAGGTGCGGCACGCCGCCGCTGTTGCCCGACATGCCCGAGAGGGACACAACCTGCCCGCGTTTGACGTGCTGGCCGACCGCGACCAGGACCTGGCTGTTGTGGCCGTAGTAGGCGCCCGTGCCGTCCAGGTGGTCAACCACCACAAGATTGCCGAAGCCGCCAATACCGTCCGCCGATGGAAAAAGATTCCCGTATGGATCGCGGCCGGCCGTCGTCACCGTGCCGTCGGCCATGGCCAGGATCTGCGTCCCGATCGGCATGCCGAAGTCGAGGCCGAAGTGGAAGTGGACCCCGGCGACCAACGGCTCATTCTGTACAGCGGTCGGTCCATATCCCTGTATCACCGGGAATGTTGCCGGGGGACCCCATGTGCCGGCAAAGGGCAGTGACCAGGCGGGCATAGCTCTCCTCTACCTCTACAGCACGGGCACGACCAGCGTTTGCCCGGGCGTCAGGCGTGGATCGGTCAGCCCGTTCAGCGTCACGAGGCCGCCGTACCGTCGGGCGTCGCCATACACGGCCAGGGCCAGGCTAAAGAGCGTGTCGCCCTGCTCGACCGTGATCGTCGTCGTGGCCTGCTGTTGGGCCGGCGTGTAAAACGCCACGAGGGCCGAGGCGGCGGCCACGACCGCGCGGGCCGACGCCTGCTGGGCCGGGGTTGTGGCCTCATGCTGGGCGCTCGCGATAAGCGCCTGGAGCGCCCGCACGATGGCCGCGTCCGTCGGAGGCGCGCTCACGGTTGTCGCCATGCGCTACCCTCCCCCTCCGTCCCCGCCAGTCTGCCCCGTCCCCGCCCGTGCGCCTCGTCTCGTCTGTTCCGTCGTTTAGCGTCCCCGCCGCGCCGTCAGGAGGGCCGTAACCGTCCCCGCCGCCGCCGCCGTCCCCGACCCCACGCGGGGCGCGTGCTCCCGGATCGTCGCGCCGTGGCGCTCCGCCTGCTGCTGGCTCGACACGGTGGCTGAGAGAGGCGGCGCGCCGTTGATCCCACGCGAGAGGACGAGGTGATATTTGACGGCGTTGCCAAACAGGATCTCCGGCTTGAAGTCGGTGATCGTCACGCCCGGAATAGAGCGTCGGCCGTACGTAAACGTGACGGCCTGGCCGGCGTCGCGCAGCGCGGCCAGCGCCCGCGCCTTGTGGCGGGGCGTTCCACCCCGGTCGGTCTCCCGCAGGTCGCCGTCGAGCGTGATGTCGTCCAGGTCCAGGCCGGCGATCTTGAGGATCTTGCGCCCGTCCGCCGTATACAGGACGGTGTGCTTGAGTGTGCCGCCGTCCAGAGCCACCGAGGCGGGCATGTCCGCCTCGCAGATGAGGACGCCGCCCAGGGTGATCTGCATCGGACTGGTCGCCATCAGCTCATCCCGATCTGGTGCAGCGTGGGCCGTGTGGTCGAGGGCAGGACGCCCGATGTGCGCAACGCGTTGGCGATGTGGTGGCCCAGGTGGTCACCCGCCGCTTTGGCCACCTCGTCCGCGATCTTCCTGTGGTCGTGCGTCGGGCTGGGGTGCACGTGGATGGGCGCCGCGCCAGGATGCACATGGATGTGCGTGTCTCCGCCGCGCGCCGTCGGCGTTGGCGTCATCGTGTGATGGGCCGCCGCCGTCGTCGTGTGGTGGTTCTGGACGACGGCGGGATGGGCCGCGTGCGTCGCCTGCTGGATCGCGGCGGCGGCGTGGTGGTTATGGACGACCGCGCTGTGGTGCGTCGCGTGTGTCGCCTGATGAATGGCCATGGCCGCGTTCGTCGTCTGGTATGTGGTCATGGAACGTGCGGGCGTACCGCCAGGGGCCGCGCCGCCGCCGCCGCCGCCCTGACCAAAGAGCCCACCCACGAGCGGGATGTTATGGAGGAGCGAGAGCGCCGCGCCCTGCGCGCCCGTCGCGATAACCGCGCGCAACGGGGCCGGCAGTTTATTGTAGGCGCCAACAAGGTTGCCAAGGCCGACTTGTACCTCGTGAATCATCCCGCCAAGCGCCACGAAGGGCGCGGTCAACTGGCTCATGCTCGCCTTGAGCAGGTCCGTGGTACTGATCCACTGGCCAAACGCGCCGATGAGTTGACCGGCAAGCTGGACAATGGGCGTCAGCAGGGCAACGTAGGGCGCGATGACCGTCCCGAGCGCGCCCAGGGCGTCGCCCACGGTCCGCGTGATATCCCCCCAGTGCTGAAAGATCAGGACGCCCGCGCCGATCGCGAGCCCGAGCGGCGGGACCAGCACGGACAGGGCGAAAACGGCGTTGTGTAACATGACCATGTGGTCGCGCGCCCACCGCATGATGTCGCCCCAGTGCTGGATTGCCATGGTCACACCTGCCACGGCGGACACGATGCCGAGGACCACAGCTGTAAAGGGCAAGAACGCGCCATCGGCAACGATCCCGGCCGCTGATAGGATGCCGAACGCGCCGGCTGCTATGAGGACAGGCCCCGCAATCAAGGCGGCCCCGGCCGCAACCATAGCGAACGTCGCAGCGAACTGGACAATCTGTGGGTGGGTTTGCATCAACTCTACGACGGTACGGGTGATGCCCACAAGCGCCTGCGAGACCTTGATGAGCGTCGGGAGCAACGCCGTGCCGAACAGCGTGACCGCCGTTTCGATGTTTTTGTGCCACTGCTGCGACTGGCCGGCCGCTGTCGCGTTATAGACCTGTTGCTGTTGGTCGATGCCTGGAATACGCGCGAATGTCGTGGCGTTGGTGTCCCACTGCTGTAGACGCGCGGGCAATTCAAGATTGCCCATCAGCTTCGTGCCGACCGCGGCGAACGCCTCTTTATTGGCGGCGGCGAGCACGTTGAGCGGGAGCGCAGCGCGATCGCGCTGCAAGATAGCGAGCATGTTGCGGTCGCCCAGGAAGCGCCCGCCGGCGTCGAAGAATTGCCCTTTGCCGGCCTTTTCAAGGAAGTCGATGGCGCGGTCAATCGCGCCGCCTTCCTTGGCTGTCGCCATGCGCGTGATCGAACTACCGAACTGCGTGCCGCCCCTGGAGCCCTGTCCCATCTGACCCAGGAGGACGCCCATCATCGTGTCGTCACGTTGCATCCTGAGTTGTTCCGGCGTGGTCTTGCCGTAGACCGAGGCTGTCTGACCGGCGAACTGGCTGGTCAGACGCAGGAAGCCGGCCGCCGAGAGTGGTGTGTGCGTCAGTGCCTTTGACAGGTCATTGACAAGCGGAACCAGGAGTTGCGAGGAGTACGCGCCGAAGAGGTGGGCGTATTCGGCGCCGGTGGTCGCCGCCGTCTCACGGCTTGCGCCTGTCGAGAGGTTCTGCACCTCAGCGAAGTTCGCCAGCGTGGGGATCGTCGCCTGCAACTGGCGCGTGTCGGTGATGCCGGCGTGCGTCGCGGCAAGAGCGATGTGGGCCGCATCCGTCTTGCTCATCTGGTTCTTGAGGCCGATGGTCGTGAACGACGATTCGAGCGCCGCCATCTGCGCGTGCGTCGCGCCCGTGGCCAGGCCAATCCCGGCCATGACGACTTGTAACTCCGCGCCCTTCTTCGCCGCCTTGTCGAGGCCGCCCGCGAGCAAGAAGCCGGCGCCCGTCAGGGCTATGCCGCCGGCCAGAAGACCCATCGACCTGTGGAGCGCGCCGACCGAACTGCCCGCCGCGACCGCTTGCTGCTCTAGCTTCTGCAAGACGCCCATGGCCAGGCCCGCGCCGGCCGTAAACCCTGTTGACTCCATCCCGAGGCGCACGACCACGCTATAAAGGGAGTCCATCGGCGTTATATCCTTTAGAGAGGAGGGTGTATGCAGCAGAAACAGTGGGCAGACACGCCCCATAAGAAAGGCCCGTTGGTTCAACCAACGGGCCTTTCTTATGGGGCGGTGCGAGAACGACGCAGGGGGACGTTACTTCTTGCGTTTGCCGTTGACGTAGACCGGTGGTTTCTTGTGCGGATGCTTCGCCTTCGGCGCCCCTGGCAGGCTGGTGGTCAGGCTCCCTGTGACCGGAGCGCCGCCGCCACCGCCACCACCACCGCACTGGGTGCATTCTTGAATGGGCGCTAGCGGATTGTCGGCGATATTGAACCCGTGATTGCTATTGAACGCGTCCGCCTGTCCGCCCACGCTGGAGCACGCCGCCTGCCCGACAGGTGAACCATCGTCATCCCGCACTGCGATTTGCGCAGAGCCCGTGTACCCCTGATAGGGTGGCCGTTCGGTGAGCCAGTAGCCGCCGTAGGTGTAGATGTACGCGCACTGGACCGTGCCCGGGCGCGGTTGGGTCAGAGGGTAATAGACATACTGGTTGTCGGGCGATGTATTCCCGGCGATCGCGTCACACGCCGTGCGCGCCCATCCTCCATCCGAGCCCAGTGTAATTGTCTCGTCGCTGCCTTGCCACTGGAGGCGACACGTCACGGCCCAGTAGCCGAGATTATAGTCTGATGAGCGCGTTTGTGCGTGCGCCAATCCCGGCAGGAGCGCCACGAGCGCGACGATCACCCCAGCCGCGATTGTCCGTTTCCCTCGGTGCATGTCCCAGTCCCCTTTCTCCCTGGCTGTGAACGGGCTGTGTAAAGCATGATAGCCTAAACACCTACCACGTGTCACGCTGATGACGTAGATGGAATCAGGGGACGAATGGGTGGGAATGGGGTAGACCTATCCCTCCTCATCATTAATTGTTGTCGTCGGGCGGCGGGTTCAACTCGACGTAGACAGAGAGGTAGGCGTGGCGCATCGAGCGGGGCATGCGCATGGCCTCGTCCCAGCTCACGCCCCCGATGCTGGTGATGGCGACCGCTTCCCGGACGGCGTTGTTCGCCGCGAGTCCGTTAACTCGCGCGTCGAAACGTGCCATCATTCCCGGCCGTGGAGATGTTGTACCGGATGTAGGCCGCGACGATGCGCGCCAGGTCCGCTCGCTTATAGAGCAGCAGATTCTCTAGCTGCTGGACGTGGCGGACCTCCACCTGCTCCTTGCCGTCGATATGCGAGATCGACATGAGGCTCAGAAAGCGCAGGCCCGCGCTCTGGCCCGCGCCGTCCGGCTTGAGGTCGTAGTGATCAAGCATGCGCTCGACGTGTACCTCGTCCAGACCGTTCAGATCCCGCAGCGTCAGCCGCGTCCCATCGCCCAGCGTGACCGTGCCCACCGGGTCCGTGCTGTCGATGAATGGCAAGCCCGCCTCTTTGAGCTTGGCCAGCACCACATCGCTCTCGCTTTTGGGTGCAGGCGTGTCCGTCGCCTGATCCGTCGCCACACGGGGCGCGCTATCAGGCCACCCCTGGGTGATGGTGACCGCGGGCGCCGACTGCGGGGGCTGCTCGTCGTCGTCTTGGTCGGTCAAAGCTTCTCTCATGGGCGCCTCCGTGCTTCGCTGGTGGTGTGTGGACGTCAGCGGTTAGCGGTGCTACCGCTAACTATCACGCATACTCGTAAATTTAATATGAATCTTGGATGTCGCCGCCTTGCTCATGACGCCGCTCGTGCGATCGGCGTCGAGCACGGTCCCGTTCATATAGCGTTCGACGTCGGAACTACCGTCCTCGAACACGGTCTTGGCCGTGAGATGCAGCAGGTCGACCTTCTCGCCACGGCGGCGCTGGCCGGCCTGGAAGTTGGAGATCTTGATGAAGGTCGAGCGGATCTGCTCGGCGTCGAGGGTCACATCCCAGTGGTCCGAGACGTACTGCTCGTACTCCTCGGCGGCCCCGGACGGCTCACGCGTCAGCGTCTTGATGATATGCTTGGCCGTGAAGGCCTGGATCTGCGTGTCAAGGTCGCGGTTGTAGGCGGCGATGTTGCCGCCCTGGCCGGAGAGCCCGAAGGTGATCGCGCGGCCCAGGACGGCATTCTTGGCGGCGGGGTTAGCCATCGCTCAGTGACTCCTTAACGCTCGCTCGTTCGCTCGCTAGCTGGTGACCGTTTGAGCGGAGGCGATAGCCACCTTCGCAATCGTGGGGTAGAGGTCGAACACGATCTGCTCGGCCACGCCGTAGTAGCTGACGGCGACGCGGCAGCGCAGCAGGCCAGCCGGCGCGCCCGGCCCGTTGCTCGTGCTGTCGCACGCGGTGCTGTAGTACGTCGTCGTCGAACTCGTGGCCAGAGCGCTGGTCGTTGTCTGCGGCGTCGTGGCCGGATTGGCCCTTTTACCGCCCGTGGCCGTCGGCGTCGCGGCCGGAGCGGCGGTTTGCGGCGCGCCCGACGCGTTGCCCGGGATCAAGCCGTCGTTGGCCCACCGCTGCAAGAGGCCCAGCACGGCGCTCTCGACCTGGGTCCTGAGTTGGGGCGTGTCCAACTGCTCGACGAACGGCCCCGCGATGTCGCCCAGCGCCCGGGCGGTGAGGTTGACCATGCGGAGGTGCGCCCCGCGCCCCGTGCCGCACGGGCCCGGCCCCAGCGTCAGGTCCTTCTCGCGGCCAATGCCGCCGGCCTGAATGTGGCGCGTGTGCGGGTTGACGCCGAGCGCGATGAGCGCCTGGACCTGCGCGTCGGTCAGGTCGATCGCTGGCCCCACGCGGTCGGCCGGACGCGGAGACGCCCCGAAGCCGATGGAGATCGGTTTGTTCGCCCCCGAGGCATTGGAGTCCTGAACAGCAACGACGCCGGCCGCCAGGCTGGTCGGCATGAGCGTGGTCGTCGCGCCCAGCACGGCGTCGTAGAGGGTGTACTCCGGGTACTCGACCGAGAGAGAGCCGCCGGTCGGCGACGCCTTGACCGACTGCACGGCGGCGGCGGTCATGAGGCCGGCCACGGCCGCGTACGACGTGCCGCGCGGGAGGCAGAGCCACGCCTGCCAGCCGTTGGCAAAGGCCAGGTCGGCCTGCGCCTGCCACTGCGTCGTATCGGCGCCCGCGTCCTCGGCCAGCAGCACGGCGTTGGGCTTCACGTCGAGCGCGGCGAAGGCGTTCGCGCCCGAGAGGGGCGACGCCGCCCCGAGGTACTGCGCGGCCGTACAGCCAGCGCCGTCATTGCCGGCCCCGGCGCCGGGCGCCGACGCGGTGACGAACGGCACGGTTCCGGCGGCGGGGGCCGCCGCCGCGCCCGGCCCGTAGGTCGCCGTGTTGACGACGGCAGGGGTGGCCGCCCCGGCGGCGGGCGCGGCCGCGATAATGAGTGAGGAACCAGGCGCGGCCTGGCCAGCGAACACCTCACTGCCTGGCGCGCCGTTAGCCGGCGTCAGGTAGCCGTAGATCAGGTCGGCGTTGGCGTCGGCGGGTGTCGTGAGCGTGACCGTGCCGTTGGCGGCCACGGTGATCGGGCCCGACTCCGGCCCCATCGACGTCAGGCCCCCGCCCGCGGCGTGCTTGGCGAGGCCCGCGTAGTACGTTCCAGCCGGGAGCGTCCCGCCCGCGCCTACCGTCGCCGTCGGGGCCGCCGTGGGCGCGTCCAGCACCGGCGGGGAGGCCACGACGAGGGTCGCCGCCCTGTTGATCGCCGCGATCGCCCCGGCATTATTTGTGAAGTCGACGCCGTAGACAGTCTCCGACTTGCCGCTGAGGCTGTCGGTGGTCGTCACGTCGGTCAGCGCCGCGTTGCCGGCGTTGGGCGCGGACGTGACGGAGAGGCCGCGCGCCCAGGTGCCCGGGCTGCTGGCCCTGATAGCCATGATCGACGCGGCGGCGGCCGTCTTCAGGGTGACGTAGGCCGTGGCGCCGTAGGCGTTCATGACGCGCACGAACCATTCATCGTACGCCCGCTGCGCCTTGATGGCCCGCGTCGCCACGTACCCGGAGAGCGGCCGCCCGGTCGCGGGGCTGATGGTCTCGGGGCCGTAGGTGTCGGTGAAATCGGTGATGGACCCGACGCGGACCCCCACGTTGGGCTGGCCCTTCGACGTTTCGCCGATGACGCCGAGCATGTCGGAGACGAGCTGGGGCGGCGACTGGTCCGCCTGCTGGATGTCCACGAACACACCGTCGCGGTTCGTGGAGGGGAACGGGCTGGCGATGATCGTGGCGGGCATGGTGACTCCTGGTGGCGGCTAGGCGCTGGTCGTGACGAGGCGACAGACGATCGTGTGGTCAGGCCCCGCGGGGCAGGCCGGCGACGGGAATGGAGAGAGTAACGACGGTCGGAACGATGCTGTACTGGACCTGCTGGACGACGCCGGCAGGCGTGGGCGCGGCATAGCGCGCGTAGCGCAGCGTGTACAGGAGGTCGCGCCGGTACAGGCCGTCGTCGTCGCGGCGGTGGTCCGGCCGGTCGCGCCCCGGCGTCACCCGGGCCGTCAGGCCGAGCGTGGTCGGCCCCAGGGAACCGTCCGCCGTGGCGTCACCGCTGTCGGGAAGCACGAGGGACGGCGTGCGCGCCAGCGTCGTGCCGACGATGGTCGCCACCAGATCACGCGCGTAGGCGCCGTGGTTCCCGCCGGCGACGACGATCAGGGTCCACTGGTGGTCCACGATGTCGGCCTCGGCGTAGAGCGTCGCCGACGTCTGACCGAGGGGCCGCGCCGGCGTGACGTAGCGCGCCGACCCACCGCCCGCGGCGTCCCTGGCCAGCATGAGGTCGCCGGCCAGGATGCCCACCACGGGGAGGCCCTGGGGCGTCTGTGACGAGAGGGCGGCGGCCATGGCGTCGCGTGGGTAGCCGCGCCGGATGTTCTCCCGCGCGACGACGCCCGCGAGCGCGGGCGTCAGCAGGGCGATCAACGCGCCTGTGACCGCTGAAACCGGCTCGATGACCTGCGTCGCCATCAGCCCTCCTCGCCTCAGCTAGCGTGGTTTAGCGATATGGTCCAGGGTCTCCCACACACGCTCGGGCAGCTTGTGCGCGTCCTCGGCGGCGGTCGGTCCCAGCACCGGCCGGGGCGGGATCGTGGCCGTGCCGAACTCCTGCACCTCAGCGATCACCGCCTGGTCGCTCTCTAGTCGCACGCCCACCACCACATCGGGGCCGTCGCGCCACACCTCGTAGGCGTCGCGCAGCGTGCCCTCCCGGAGGAGCGGCTCGTCGGCCGGGTAGCCTTGCCGGATGCGATCAGCTTGCGTGCTTTCGGCGAGGTCGTCCCAGCCCGGTTGCTGGTGGCCGAACTTCTCCCGAATGTCGGTCAGCATGTCGTCGCCGGTCAGATCCAGGACCTGTTCCTCCTCCATGACCATCTCGACCTGACCGAGGCGGTCGAACAGGCCGCGCAGGAGGTCGCCGCCGATGAGGCTCATTAGAGCGCCACAGGGGCGGGCTCGACGGTCGGGGCAGGCGCGGGTTCCACGGCCGGTTGGGCCACGGCCGGGACGGGCGCAGGCTCGACGGCCGGCGCAGGCTCGACGGCCGGCGCAGGCTCGACGACGGGCGTGGGCTGTGCCGGATCAGGCGCTGCTGGCGCGGGCGCGGCCTGGGTGAAGCCAGCCTCAGTGGCGTCGGCTATCTCGGCGTCGCTGAGGTCGGCCTCGATGCGGCCATCAACGACGGCGATGGCGCGTCTGGTGGAACCGAACGTGACGCCCGTGGTCGCGGGCGTTGGCGGGTACAGGGTTGTTTGCATGGTGGCGTCGCTCCTGACTAGCTAGCTAGATCTCCTCCCGGAGAAGAAGTTGGGCCGCGTAGATGGCCCCGGCCGCGTCCGCCGTCTGGCGATTGGTGACACGATAGCGCGAGGCCGGAACCGCTCCGCCTGCGGCCCCGACGACGCCTGCGGGCACGATCACCACATCCCCCTCGGCCACCGCGCTCCCGAGTGGCGTGATCAGCGTCGTCAGGCCGGTCACGGCAGGGCCAGCGCCGCCGGTGGTGTCCTGACGCAGATTATTGTCCGTCGAGAACGCGGCCCTGATCGTCGTCGTGGTGACGAGCGCGGCGTCCGTCTGCGGCGCGATGACGAGCGCCGCGCCGCTGTTATCGAAGCGGCGCGGGGCTCCGGCGGCCGTCGGGACGGCGCGCTCGACCGTCAAAACATAGGGCAGCGCCCGCATCTGGACCTCGCGCGGCATCACGGACAGCGATCCAGCGGGGGCCAGTGCCACATCCTGGACGATGTACCACACCGCCGTCGCAGTCCCCCCGGCGATGTCGGCCGCGACCGCGGCGGCCGCGCCGTGCGCGATGAGTTGGCCGGGCGCGATGGCCGTGCCCGCGGGCGCGGCGCCGGTGGCGAACTTGCCGCTCTCGCGCGTCGTCTTCATCGACCGCGTGTTGGTGATGGTGATCGTGAGCGGGCGCGGGTTCGACCCGTCGCTCTCCAGCAGAGTGGCGACGGTATCGGGCTGCAGGCGCGCCAGGGCCGCGCGGAACGAACGGTCGATGGCCGCTCCCCCCCGCGGGGGAGGTGGCGGCGACGGAGGCTGCCCGGGCGTCATGCTCACCAGTAGCGCCTACCCGAGGGCAGGTAGGGGTTCCCTCTGTAGAGGTCCACGCTTGGCAGCAGCCGGCCCGTCGCCGGGTCGACCGTGACGATCGCCGGAAGGCCTGGCCCCGTCACCGCGAGCTGCGCCATAACGGGGGCGTGGCTGGCCCGCGCGATCGCCTCGATCCGCGCGATCTCGGCCTGCGCGGCGTCGTACATCGCGCGCAGGTGGATCGTGAGTTGGTTGAGCGTGGCCTTCTGGTCGGCGGCCGTGGCGATGTCCACCTGGTCGCGCACCTGGCCCAGCATGATCTCGACCGCAGCCCGCTTCGTGTACAGGAATTGGAGGTCGGGGTGGATGGCCGCTAGCGGCAGGTAGCCGTCCCATATGATGGGAAGCTCGGCCGCGAGAGCCTGCGCGTACGTCGGGTCGGCCAGCGCGTCGGCGCCGGTCACGTCGCGCACCTGCAGCGCGATCAGGCGCACGGCGTCGGCGGGAGACAAAGCGGGCATGGCGCGGCCTCCTGTCAGGGAGCGGTGTCTGTCGAGCGCGGGCCGCCGCGCTACCCGTAGGCGGCCATGCTGTCGTCGGCGAGGGTGTCGACGGGGACGCCGGCGCCGACCTCCGCCAGCGCGGTGGACACGAGCGCGACCGCCTCGGCGTCGCGGTTGGTCCGCCACGCCGCGTCTGCCTGCACGCCGGTCGGGTCGCTCTGCGGGAAGGTGAAGCTGGGATCGGTTAGGCGGTTACCCGCCGCGTCATAGAGCGGCTGCGACACGCCCGCCACAGGGTCGTAGGTGGCGCTCACGGTCACGACATACTGCCCGCCGGCGACCGCGCTGGCCGTTTTCTGGATCGCCATTCTTGTCTTGTGCTCCTCTGGCCGCGAGAGCGCCCGCGGCCTTTAGCCTCCGACCGCGCGGGACGCGTGCCCGTCACCGGCCGTCACCGCCGCCGGCCGGCGGCCGGCTAGCGCATGCTCACGAGCATCTCGTGGGCCGTCGTGGCGAGCGCGGTCGGCTGGCCAAACAGCGCGACCGCCTCGGCCTGACTCACCGCGGCGATCTGCGCCGGCGTGCGGGCGTCGCCCGGGAAGGGCGATCCCGCCGGGTAACGCGGCGTCGGATTGGGCTTGACGCGCCCGGCGGGATCGAACCGGGGCGCGCACTGGCCGGTACCAGCGTTGAACGCGACGCACACCGTGTGCGCGACGTGCCCCCCCGCGGGGGCGGCGACGGACAGGACCGACGCGGCCATGCGACCCTCCTAACGCGCTACAGGATGAGACTGAACGACGCGCTGTACGTGTAACTGTCGGCCCCGACCTGCGCCACATCGAGCCGCCACGCGCGCGACAGCGGCACCCCCACCACCTGCGCCGCGTTCCCGCCGGTCGCGCCGGGGTACACGACGAAGGCGTACGTGCCGGCCGCGGCGATGGGCGTGGGCGGGGCATTGAGATACGCGACATTCCCCGACACGACATCCACCGCCCCGATGCGCGGCACGAGGCCACTACCCGCGGCCGGCGCGGTGGGCGCCACGGTGACCGAGAGCGTGATCAGCGCGCCACGGTGATTGGGGTTGGTCTGCAACGGGGACGACGTGGGCGCGATGCGCGCGAGCGACGCCAGCAACGGTCCCTGCAGGTTGGCCATGGCCTGGTCCCACGAGGTCCCGTTGAACACCATCCCGAATGCGCCCACGGGGGCCGCCTGCGGCGCGGTCAGGCCGTTGCCGGGCGTGAACGCGGACGGGTAGGACGCGGCGATCTGCGCGTCGGTGGGCACGTCTTGTGGGCGCGCGATGAGTTGTCCGTTGAAACCAACGGTGCCGCCCGCGGCGATGATGGCCGCGATCTGGGCGCTTGTCAATGCCATGTGGTCCTCTCTCCTCCGCCTCCGCCTCCGCTTCCGCCGGGCGCGACGCGACGCGCTGGTCTAGGCGGGTGTCGTGGTGTCGGACACGCCCGCCTGGGGCAGCGTGGGCGGGTTCTCAGAGCGCAGGGGATCGCCCTGCACGGCCGGGATCGCCGTGGCGTTGCGGTCGGGGTCCGCCGACACATCGACGGGCGTGGTCCCCTCTGTTTTCGCGGGCTTGTAGGGCTCGATGTGCCCGATGCGCACGAGCCAGTCGGGGTCCACGCCGCGCTCCCGGTCCGCGTCGGTCACCTCGACGATCTCATCGACCGCATGCGGCCCCGTCGGCTGCAAGATTTTATAGATGGCCGTGGCCATATCCTCATCTCCTCACGGCAATGCGTTAAAAGTCAATGTTAACTTTTCACGCTTAAAAGGGGTCTAAACGGTCATTCTTACTACAGCACTACCATATTGAAGTGTAGGACCTCCATTGTGACCATCATGTACCTCGATGGACCGGGGCACGGTGTTCTCGCCGCGGTCGATCGTGCGCGTATACGCGCCGGGCTCACCGCTCGGGTTGTTGACGTTGCGCGTCATAATGTACTCGCCGACGGGGACGCCGCTGGGGCGCCGGCCGACCAGGACGACCGTGCCGATCGGGATAAACAACTGGAAAGCGTTCGTCTCGTCCTGATACGTCTCGTCGTACTCGACGATCTGCGGCAGGTTGTCGCCCAACAGCAGTTGGTTGATCTGCTCCGGGCTGTTGTACGTGCCCAGGCCCATCGTGCGCCGCCCGTACAGGTCGGCCGAGTTCTGGTTGCTGTAGAGCCGGTTGGCCGTCGAGCTGTTCATGTAGGCTTTGGCCGTGCGGTCGAACACGACCGAGTGGCCGCGGCCGAGCAGCTTGACGTTGCGGAAGTCCATCAGGGGCGACGCCGTGGCGGAGGTCGCCCAGGGCACGGTTGGGGCGTACTGCTGCATCTGGTACGCGGCGGTGTGGGCGATGGCGCCGGAGACCGAGGGAACGGAGAAGAGGCCGGCGGCGAGCAGCGTCCAGCCAATCGACTCGATACGATCAAGGCGACGCCCGATGAGCTTGTCCTGCGCCTGCACGACCAGATCCTCGATATCGACGGGCTGGCCCAGCGTGCCGATGCGGCGGCGGCGCGTCAACTCGCGCTCGTCGATCTCCTCGAACTCGCCGTAGACGCCGGGCTCTTCCGTGTAGCGCTTGGAGCCCGTCTTGGTGACCTTGGGCGGCGCGCCGTTGAGGCCGCGCAACTGCTGCAGGCCGCGGTAGTTGTCTAATTGTTCCCAGGCGATGACCCAGTCGTCGACCTCGCGGACGGGAAAGATCTCGAAGATGGGGCGGTCCTGCGTGAGGCGGGCAATCTTGTCCTGCTCGATGGCGCGCAGCTCGATCGAGTCGGGATACAAATAATCCACTGCCATGTGGCGATCTCCTGGTTCTGGTGGAACGAGACCCTCGATAGCCACACGGCGCGAGGGTGAGACGACGCGATAAGGGGAAAGGGACGAGGACGACGGCGGTCGGGTGTCTCACAATGAACGCGACACACCCGACACGCCCGCCCTGGTTAGAACCGGAACAGGCCCGTGGTGACGCTGCCCTCGACAAGGCGACCACCCATTTTGGTGACCGCGTTGGCGTCGAGGCCGGTCAGCTCCTGGCAGCGGAAATAGCCCTGCGTAAACACCGGGGTCGACGGCTCGGGGTAACCCCACTCACCGATGTTCGTCACGTTCCCGTTGGCGTCGGTCACGCAGGGGTACTGCAGGATGGCGGTGGGGTTCTGGCTGCCGTCGGCGACGGCGGCGCCGGGGACGTACGCCTTGTACGTGCCGGGCGTGGCCGTCACTTCTCCCAACAGTTGGCCCTGCGGATAGCTGACATTGGGGGGGAGCGTGGCCTGGATCATCGAGGCCACGGCCTCGCGTGGGTTGATCACGGGATCGAGGCGCGTCCTCGACCAGATAGCGGTCGGCTGTAGCGGCATAACTGTGTCCTGTCCTCTCCGGTCCGGTCGGGTGTGGTCGGGGACCGGCTAGCGAGATGGCGATGGCTGCGACAACAACAACGGCTGCGGCGATGAGATGGGAGTGGGGGCGAGAGCGCTATTTGGTGGCGGCGCGGGCCTGGGCGGCGGTGCGCCCGACCTGGCTCTTGTTGAGCAAGGCCGTCTTGCGATCCTCGGACACGTCCGCCGCCGCCTTCGGCTTCTCGTCGCGCGTCGTCACAGGCGCGACGGTCGCCGGCGTCGCGAGCGCGCGCAGCTTCGAGGGGTCGAACGCGGCCGCGGCGGCCGCGCCGTCCTGGGTCGCGTCGAGCTGCTCCTGCGTCAGGCCGTGCGGCGCGCGGAGCGCCTGCGTGGCCTTGAGGTGCGACACGCGGCTCTTCCCCTCCCCCAGGGCGGCGGCGGGGCGCTCGGCGTCGTCGTGCGCGGCCTGCGCGTACAGGGCCACGAGAGGCTCGGCCTCGGCCGGCGTGGCGCGGCCGGCCAGCAGCTCACTCTCGGCGAAGGCGACGGCCTGATCCTGGATGCGCTCGGCGTTGATGCGCGCGATCTGCGCCGCGGCGGCCGCGTTCCTGGTCTCGCTCTCGGCCAGCCGCGCCTCCAGCGCCGCCATCTGCTGACGCTGCGCGTGATCGGCCTGCGCCTGGGCCGCGGCCTGGGCGTGTGCGTTCGCGGCCTGCGCCTGGGTCTGGGGGCTCGCCGCGCCGGCCGTCGGTGGCGCGGTCTCGGTGGCGCCCGCGGGCTGCTCGCTGGCGTCGTCGGTCGTTTTCGTAGTTGCCATAACTCGTGTGTCTCCTTGTCCTGCTGCAATGCGGCCACTGGCCGCTCCTAACGCGCTCGTCGCCCGTCCATCAATCCGGGCGGCGATTGGTAGCGATCCGCTCGGGAGAGCGGGCTGAGTCGTCCCATCGTTCGATGCGGGCGGAGCCTTCTCCGGCAGCCGGCCCGCCGCGAGGTCGGCGATCACCGACTCGTAGCTGCCGACGCGATCGGCCAGGCCCGCCGCGACCGCCGCCTGGCCCACGAACAGCCCGCCGCCGCCGAAGTCGGCGAGCACGGTCTCCTCCGACACGTCGCGGTTGCGGGCGACGGCCGCGACGAACACGCCAGCCATCGCGTCCACCACGTTCTGGATCTGCGCCGCGCCGGTCCCCGTCGTCGGGTCCGGCCGCTTGTGCGGGCTCTGACTGCTGACGAACTCAATCGTGCCGCCGCGATCACGCGAGGGGTCGCGGACGGCCTGCACGACGCCGATGGAGCCCAGGAGGGCGGTGGAGTCGCACACGACGCGCTCGGCCGCGCTGGCGAGCCAGTAGCCTGCCGAGGCGGCCATACCCCCGACGTAGGCGACGACAGGTTTGGTGGTGGGGCCGGAGCGCGCGCCCCGGATCATGTCGGCAAACTCGGCGACGCCGGTCACCTCGCCGCCGGGGCTGTCGATCGCGAGCACGATCGCCTTGACGGCGCGGTCGTCCATGGCCGCGCCAAAGTCTTTGGCCAGCGTGTCGATACTGGTCATGCCGCTGACCTGCGAGAAGAGGTCGGCGCGCCGCACGATCGGGCCGACGACCTCGATGGTGGCCACGCCGCCGTCGCGCATCGTGACGCCCTTGCGCTCGTTCGAGAGCGGCCGGCCGCGCTGCTTCTCGACAATGGTCAGGCGCTCGTCCCACTCCTCTTTCGAGAGCGTGGCGTGGTCCTCGACGATGCCAATAATGCGTGCCAGGCTCGCGGGTTCGATCGCCCACGTCGCGCTCGTGATGGCGTTCAGGACGCTCATGCAGGCCTCCTCATGACAAGACGCATCGGTGATACTGTGGACAGGAGAGGAGGAGAGGGATTATGGACAACATCCCGCTGCTGCAACGCGGCTATAGCCGGCCGATTGGCGAGGCCGAACAAACGTCCCTGGACGCGCTCGACGCGGCGATTGCCGCGTTCCATGAGGGCGTCACCGCGCAGCTCGACCAACGGCGTGGCTACATCGAGGCGATGGCCGCCGCCTACTTCCTGCACACCACCATCGCTCCCGACGAGGCGGTCCTGGTGGAGCAGCGCGACGGGATGACGACGCGCTGGTGTTTCGAGCGAAAGGGGGACCGATGAGCTTCGACGATGCGGTGGAATTGGCCCGCGCGATACAGGCCGCCGGCCTAGCCGTGTGCCAGGTGTCGTGCCTGTACGGCGGTGCCATGGTGGGCGCCGCGTGGAGCGTCCACTTCCGGCCACACCCCGACGCGCGCGGGATGCAGGTGGCGTCCAGCCGCCAGGAATGGGCCTACTGGCAGAGCGAGCGGGGGCAGGCGCGCATGCGGGCGACGCTCCCGGAGAGTGCGGGGAACGCAACGAATGACTGACGATGATGCGACCATCGACCTGACGCGGCCGGTGATAGAGCCGAGCGGCGCCCGGATCATCGCTGAGATGCGCCTGTATGTCGCCTGCCCCGCGTGCGGCGAAAAGGCCGGGCGCATCGACCACCTCTACAGCGAGGAGGACAAGATCCGGTATCGCGGTCGCTCACAGTCCGTCGGGCCGTGGGTCTGTGACGACTGCGGCGCGGGCTACCGTGTCACCGTGACGTACGAGGATCTCTGGCCCGCCCTGAAGCCCGGCAACATCGTCCCCCGCGTCGCGGTGGAGCGCGATCCCGCCTATGACCATGTGGACACGCTGACGATGCTCTATTTCCCGGTGACTGACGCCGGGCGTCTCATCGTTTCCGGCCGTCGCCTCGCCTCAGATAAAGTGGGCTATGGTCAGCGGTACTTCTACGACGAGCACACCTGCACGCTCAACCTGCTACAGGGGAACGTCGAATTGGTTATGGACGATGATAACACTGATCCGCATGGCCTCTTCGTGTACGTCGCCACCATCGACTGGCCCGACGACCTCGATCTGGACGCCCTATCCGCGCGCGAGATCCGCGCGCTCTTCGAGGCCGCGCCGATGTATGGGGGCGACGACAGCGCCACGCTGTCGGACGACGATGGTCTGGAGTTCGCGCCGGAACCGCCGCCCCTGGTGTTCGATTTGCAGCCGAGCGGGCTCTACACGCTCAGGAGGGACTGATGGACAAACCGCGGTATGTTGTTGCCACGAAAAAGCAGATCGGTCCTGACGTGATCGCGATCGGGCTCGTCAAGCCGTACGGCGACACGCATCACTGGCCTGGGGCGGGGTATCCCGCGGATGCCACTGTGTACGTGGGGCCAGATGACGCGCGTCGCCTGATCTATGGCTCCGCTGTCGCCGTCGGCTTGACGACGGGACTGGTGACATCACTCCATCTCATCGACGGACGCGGCCACGAGACCGAGGATGCTGTGATGATCGACCCGACCAACACCAACGATGGCTTGCACAACATCGACGCGCTCTTCAACGCGTGGCCCGGCTGGCCTATCGACCCGCCGCCGCCCATCGACGGTCAACCCGTTGAGTCTGAGATTGATCAACTCGATACGGTCGAGGGGCTTAGACAGATCCGGGGTGACTAAGGGTCTACGGGTCTGCCTGCGCATGGAGTATCGGCTCATAGGGACCAGGCGTGAGAGTGTACGGGCCAGGTCTGCTGGTGAAACAACGCCCATTCAAGAAAAGGGTGATCAGCGCGCCCAACGCGACCCGACAGGTCCAGCACAGATGGTGATGCCGCGCGTCCCCGCCGCTTATGTGGATGGTCACAGCGGACACCTCCGCTGTCGTTCCGCAACGCCAGCAGCGCGGTGGTGATGCGGGCGCGAGGGCAGGCTCACCCTGAGGCGGTGACCCTAACGGCGTCACCGGCACGTACCCGCCCCGCTTCAACCGCTCGATAGCCGCCGCGACACGCCGCTCGAAGCCATCGGCCCACACGCGGTCACACAGCGTTATCATGGCTCTGACTCCACACGCAGCTCTGGCCGCGTCGTCAGGGTCTCGTCGGGGCTAGTCCGCGCCACCGGCGGCCACGTCGGGATGACGGGCACGCGGATGACCGCGTGACACCACTGGCAGACGGCGACCGATGACCCGGCCGGGACCGGGGCCGGGAAGGCGCACGCGGGGCACACCACGGCGGCGCGGATCTCGTCAATCCGAGCGTCCTTAGCCACTGCTTCCTCCCTTGCCCACACCTGCCTTACTTTTGGCCGCGCGTTTGCCCTTAACGGGTTGCGCCGTCCCGGTCCCACCACCCCCGCCATTGTCGCCTCCATCGCCTCCGTCGCTACCGGCGTCATCCGCCTTATCGCCGTCGGTCGCCGGGGCCTCATCCACGGCCCCCTCGGCCGCGCCCTTCAACTGCACGGTCTCGCCCGCCGGAATTGGGTCTTCGTCGGGGTCGCGCTCCGGGGCGCCGAGGTCCTCGTCGATCTTCGCCAACTGCGAGCGCCCGACGCGGTAGCCCGCCGCCACATACATCTTGCCCCGCTCTGTCTTGTCCTCTTTGGCCGGCGCGCCCAGGCTCACCAGCGGCGTCAGGCGCGCGGCCTCTTGACCATAATTGAGGATCAGATAGCGGCGCAGGATGTCGCGCCGGATCATCGACGTGACGAACTCTTTGAGCTGCTTCACGAGGGTCTCGAAGCGGTTCTCGTGCGTCCCCGAACTGGCGCGGGTCTGGTGCTTGCCCTCCAGCGAGGACAGCGTGTTGTACAAAATAGCTTGCGTGATGCGTCGGTCCAAACGATCGAACGCTTCCAGGTACGTCGAGCCGTCGGCGGCGCTCTCGATCACACGCGCGTCGGCCCCGAATGGGAGCGCCAGAATCGAATTGTTGCGCAGGTTGGTCAACGCCAGCGTCAGCTCGTGGAGGGGATCGCGCAGCAGCGGCACGGGTAGCCCCGTCACCGGATCAGGGGTTGTGATCGGCTGCCCCGTCACGACGTCCGTCTCGTACTGAAGGCCCGCTCCCTCGGCCGTATGGGCCACGATCGACGGCGTGCCAAAACTGCTTAAAAACTTGATGAACTCCGGGGCCAATGACACTTTGTCGTAGAAGGCACAATAGGCCGGCCGTAGCAAGGAGGTCCCGCGCGGGTCGTTGTCCTCAGGCCGGATGGTCAAGATCGCGAACTTCTCGCGCGGGATCAGGTTCGGGACCTGCGCCAGGTCGCCCAGCAGCATGGTCCCTTGCTGCACCGGCAGGCCCACGCCAGGAATGACACCCAGGAGCCCGAGGACGTTGTTAAACGGGTCCACGACGAAGGCCGTGGCGCGGGCCGGCTTCACCTTGAGCGCGCGCAGCGTGAGCTGGCGCTTCTTCGTCGTGGGCGAGGTGTCGAGCGCGTAGACCTGCTCGGCGACCCTGTGCCCGTAGGCAAACGCCCGCGTCATGTCCCACAGCACCGCGCCCAGTGGGGTCTCCAGGTCGGCCAGCATCCGCTCGGCGTCCGCCGTGTACGTGGCGGCTTTATCGAAGGCGGAATCGTCCTTCTGGGCGATGGCCGACGTGAGGTGGGCGCCATCTTCGAGGACGGCGCTCTGCAGCGTGCCGATGGCCGAGGCCACCGCGTCGTCCCACAGCATCTTGCGGTACACGTCGAGGCCGAGGTCACGCGTGATGTCATCGATGTAGGCGGGGAGCGACTGTGCATAAGCGCTATAGAGGTTAAGAGGGCTACCTGCAACGTATTCGTCGCTCCCCGATGCGGAAATCCGGACCTTTCTGGCCGGGGTTCTCCCCACTCCCGCATGCTTTACGGGGGACGCCGGTATAGTCGGCGTGCTCGTGATAACAGCGCCCTTAGTACCATCAGGCATCGTCAACCTCTGTTGATAATAGCGTGCAGCTTGACAATTGCACGCGGTACAATAACCGTAGGAGGATGACGCTAAATGGACCTGAAAGCGCGAATCAACGCGGACACCAAGCGGACGCGCGGCTGCTGCCTATGGACCGGCTTCATCAACGCGGGTGGATACGGCGAGGTGTCTTTCAAGGGCCGGAAGTATCTCGTGCATCGCGCGGCGTACGAACTTAAGTACGGCCCGATCCCGGACGGCTTGCTCGCGTGCCACACCTGCGATAAGAACTATCCGATAGGTGATACCACCTATCGTCGCTGCCACAATCCCGATCATATCTTTCTTGGGACCCATGCGGATAATATGCGCGATAAGGCAGCGAAGGGCCGGTCGGCGCGCCCACATCACATTGGGGAAGCGAACGCACGGTCCAAGCTCACGACGCCCCTGGTGCGTAGCTTGCGTGCGGAGTATAGCCAGGGCGGCGTGACCATAGCCGATCTGGCCGCGCGCCACGACATCACCGAGCACAACATGCGGTGTGCGATCAGGGGGTTGACGTGGAAACACGTGGATAACCCGGTCGATCTGGGCATCTCGCGCAAGCAGGACGCGGGGCTGATGCTGCTCGCGCGCTACCCCGACCCGTCATTGACATACGCGGATCGGCAGAAACTCTATGTTAGGGAGCAGCGCGCGGCAGATGTTTTCATGTCAGAGATAGCCGACGCCATGGGCCTGACGGTAAAGCGCGTGCAACTGATCGCCCGCGAGGCTGGTGTACCCCACCGCCCGCCCGGCAAACGACACAGAAGCGTCCGCGCGCCTGGGGGAGAAAGGATAACCCAATGAGCCACACGCACACCATGATTTGCACCTGCTGCGGGGCACAAGCCACGGTCACAAACGACACGCCCTGCGAGGCGGACCCGTTCCCCTTCACCGATGAGGGCGGTCGAATCGCAGCGTACGATTTGTTCCGCACGGCGTCGGGACGACTATTCGTCGAGCGCGTTGAGTACGTCCCATGGTCCGATCCAGGCTACGTGAGCGTCCAGGCGCGACCCGTTGACGAATCGGATGTCCTGGTCAACGGCGCCCCTCGTCCGGGGTGGTATACAACCCAGCTAGATTGGGGCAAGGGGCCGGGGCGCGGCTATCGGCCGCGCTCAGGATACATCTTGTCGCACGTGAAGCTGGAGTCAGACGGGCAGGTAACAACGATGACGGGCGATGAGTTCTACGAATGGCTAGATAATGAATCCAAAGATGTTATTGTCTAGGGCGCATAATTGACGTAGGCGTTGACGGGGCTGCCCGCGACGTACTCATCGCGCGCCCCGGCCGTGAGCGTGGCCCGTGAGGCCGGCAGGCGAGAGCCCATCCCGCCCCCGCTGGAGCCGCGCCGGCCGGCGCCGGTGGGCGCGGGCGACCCGCCGACCGTGACGGTGCTGACGATCTCGCGGCCTGTCCCCGTCGTGCCGGAGGACGCGGGGGCCGCTTGTGGCTTGGACGCCGTAGTAGAGGTCCTGGCCATCGGCGCGACCTCCCTCTCCGGCTGTCTGTGCTAACGGACGCCGAAGCGGCGGTACTGGTCGCGCGCGGCGTCGACGATGGGGCGCGGGGCGGCGGCGGTCGGGACGGGCTGGCGTCCGGCGACGGCCAGGGCCAGCTTGTTGAACGCGCCGCCGGCGGCGTCGATCTGATCTTTGTATGTGCTCGCGGGGAAGTCGCGCGCCTCGTCGAGGAACGCGCGATTCCAGGCCCCGCGCACGAGGCGGACATTGCCTGCCTGCGCTTGCGCCGCGAATGGGGTCGCGCGCACCGCCTTCTCGCCAGTCACGCGCTCGATCTGCACGACGAAGCCGGCCAATAACTTGACGCTGATCTCGGCGGACTCTTTGCCGCCCGAGCCCGGCTCCTGCTCGACCCAGACCTGCGCCCGTACGCCGTCGGTCTCGGCCGTCTGGCGCATCACGGCGTTGCGCGCGTCCGCGCCCCACTGGCCCCGCGCGACGTCCTCGATGTAGTAGACGCCGGCGTGGTCACGCGCCATCAACACGCCGGCCGTGTACGCGCCACCACCCTGCGTTCCAGCCTTATCCCAATAACGAACGCGGTGTGCGACGACGGGCGCGGCGTCCACGATCTCCAATTTATCGATGGGGATCATGCCGCCCGTGCGCGGCGATGGGCGCTGCCCATGCTGGCCGGCGTAGCCATAGGGACCGAGCCGCACCTTCGCGTCGGCGTTCTGGTCGGGACCGAAGAGGGCGGGGCACAGCAACTCACCGTCCTCGGTGCGCGGGTCGTGGAAACCGATCCCCGTCGCTTTTGTTGTGGCCGGATCGTATTCGGTCGGAAGACAGAGGTGCTCGTAGCCGCCCTGCGCGAGGACATGGCCGGTGAGATCGTCGGCGTGCAGGCGCTGCATGACGATAATGTGGGCGCCCGTATGGTAGTCGTTGAGGCGCGTGCTCATCGCCTCGTCCCACCACGTCAACGCCTCCTGGCGGCGCACGTCCGATTCGACCTCGAGCATGTTGTGCGGGTCGTCGACCACCACGCGGTCGCCACGTTCGCCCGTGACCGCCCCGCCCACCGAGGTCGAGAGACGGTAGCCCGTCTTATCGTTCTCGAACTTGAGCTTGGCGTTTTGGTCGTCGCGCAGCGCGAAAACGTGGCCCCAGCGCGCGCGGTACCACGGCGACTCGATGATGCGCCGGCACTTCACGCTGTCACGCACGGACAGGGAGAGTCCGTACGACGAGAACAACCAGCGGCGCGCGGGATAGCGCGTCCATTCCCACGCGGGCCAGAACACAGCAATAGCTAAACTTTTGGCATGGCCAGGCGGGATGTTGATGAGGAGCTTGCGGATGTGGCCGTCCGTCACGGCCTCAAGGTGTGCGCAGATGGCGCGTAAATGCCACGCGTCGATAAAGGGGCGGGCGGGCTCCACGATGGGCCAGGCCTGGCGCATGAACTCGTAGAGGGACTGGCTAGCCTTCCATGCCTGGAACCTGTCCATCTCCGCCTGAATCCCCTCCCTCGTCGAGAAGTGACGCGAGAATAGATTCGTACTCATGCGCTTGCGCCTCACTCAACCGGGAGTAATCAAGAGGCGTGTAGGATGCGTTCCCGTCAGGCGTTGTCGGCGCCACCTTGTCGACCCATTCGCCACGCTCCTGGGCGGCCTGTTTCGCCAGCGCCCGCAGTTCGGCCGAGAGCCCGACGTCGACTTTGAATTGGGGGCGGAAGCCGCCCTTTGGCGTCGTGGCCCACTCCAGCGTCACGAACCCGGTGTCGAAGCCGGCCGCGAGCGCCGCCGAACGGAACGTGCCCAGACACAGCGGGTCGTGCGTGGGGTCAGCGGCGCTGACGGCTGCGGCCCGTGCGTCGATGATGCGTGCAAGGCGCCGGCGCTGATCGTCGAGCGCGGCCACGCGGCGGGCGCGCTGGGCGATGGCGTAGCGCCCCGTTTCCTCGGCAAACGCGGCGTTGATCGCGTCGACGCGCGCCGTGAACTCCGGCTGCTGACGCCATGTGTAGAGCTGGCGTCGCGTCACGTTCATCCGTTCAGCGATCTCGTCGAGGGTGAGGCGACCGGCAGCCACGAGTTGTGCGGCCTCTTCCCGATGCCCCGACAGGGGAGCAGATTCATGGGCAGTTTTGGGAAGTTTTTTCGCCATCACCGTTGCCTTCGCCCTCAGGCCTCATCCGCATCGGCCCACACCACGCGGTAGCCCTGCCCCACGGCCCACGCTTCCAACATGCGCCAGGCCGCGCGCGGGATCGACCAGCAGCCGCGCGGCTCTTTCGCCGTCGGGTCGCCGGCAAGCCAGACGCGTTGACCGTGGCGCGGGAAGCAGCTCCTAAAGCTCATCCTGGCGTCATCCTGCGCCGCACGGTTGGGATGCGTCACGCGCACGTGCAGCCGGCAGCCGGCGTCCGTGATGTGGACCGTCGCCGGCGCGCGCCGTGCGGCGCCAGGAGTGGTCGTGCCCGCCGCGCTCGTCATGCTCACGCCCTTAGCGTCTCCATATGACGGTGATCTCGACGCCGCGCGCCACCAAGTAGTCGATCCAGCCGGCGCACCCCTGACAGAGCCACGCCTCCATCACCGGGTGCAACACTCGAACCGTGTAGTAGCGGTCGCACCGGTGGCACATGCCCGGCCGTGAGGTCGCGGCCTGATCGGTCATCGTGCACCCCCCGACGGTCCCCGCAGGTACGGCCGCCACAGACGCAGGCTCTCCGTGGTCACGCGCGCCACGTCAAGGGACGGGCCGGGCACGCGGGACCATTGGCGGCACGCCAGGTTCGTGCAGGCAGCAGGACCTCGCCCGGCCCTGGCGCCACGCCGCCGTTGACACCGACGATCTCCAGCGCGTGAGCGCAGCGTGTGCCAGCGTCAGTTGTCATATGGCCTCCACTCCCTGTCCCGGTCATGCGCCCTTTATGGCCACGTCGATTCGCTCACGCACGAGGGCCAGCGCGCCTGGCGTCAGCTCCATCAGGTCAAGCCAGTACTGCAGCCCGCCATTGTCGATGTCCCGGAGCGCGGCGCGATGCGCGCGCGACGTCGGGTGACCCGCCAGGTCCACGAGGGTCTGGCGGATCACATCGGCGGCGAGGAAGCGCTCGGCCGACGGCAGAGGCTCCGTCCGAATCAGCGTGTGCATAGCGATTGCCTCCACAGCGCCTCATCGGCGCGTCGGCGTTTGCGCTCCTGGCGCGCCTGCGTCAGGCGCACGCGCCGTCGCCGCGCCTGAACGTGGTCGTGGCCCTGGCCGTCTACCGGCAGCGGCACGCCATCGAGTCCGTCCGTCCAGTGGTCGTGAGGTGAGGGAGCCGAACGCCCCACCAGGCCGCGCCGGTAGCGGTCGCTGTCCGGCATGGGACACCTCGCTCGCTCACAGCGGGTCGCATCGCTCACAGCGGGTGCGCTGTGCTGGCGGATCGGGTCGGAGGGCATAGAAAAGGCCGCTCACCAGGAGAGTGAGCGGCCTGCGAGAGAGCGGCCCCGCGGGGCCTGGATGGTCGGTAGGTGGACTGCCAGAGATTATGTACGTAGTATGTGTGAAAATGGGTAATCAGTCAAGCCCCCTGTTTTACGACGCCCTGGCACGCTCTCCGTGAGGCTCTTCCTCCACGGTCGCCCCCTTACCGTACGGATACTCCCCCTCCTTGCGCTGTGGCAGCGGGCGCGGGTCCGTCCACGCCCGGAGCCACAGGCACGCCTTCGCTTTGCGCTTGGTCACGTTCTCACGTGTCCACCCACTCCGCGCCCCGCCGTCGTTGAACGCGCGGGCCACGTCATGCTCGCTCCACGGACTGTCGAAACAGGTCAGGTGGACGATCAGCGAGAGCGTGGGAGACTGCTGGTGCAGGCGCACGAGCGCCCTGGCGAGGCGCTCTTCGTTGTCGAGCGCCTCGCGCAGGTGCGGCAGGGCGGCCGTCCTGACCTCGATATGCGGGTACGTCACCATGCGCCAACCGGCGCGGGCGCGGTCGCCGTGGGCGGCGAGCCAGTCCCACACGGTCCCCTTCCCGCGGCGCGCCGTGCCCAGCTCGGAGGCGAGCCCGGCCGTGCGGTAGGCGGCCATGCGGGCGTCGTCCGGCTCCAGGAACTGCCCGATGCGCAGGCGATACCAGCGGAGCATCTCCTCTTTCAGCAGGAGACGGTCGCGCTCCCTCTTGTCGTCGGAGACCCGGATCCGTTGCTGCTGGCGACTTTTCGATTTGGCCATGGGGTAACCGTGAGCCTCTCTGCTCACCATGCGGTGAACCTTGATGAATGAGAACAGGCGGGAACGCGCCGATGACGTGGACATTTACTGCGGCAACTCTCGCTCCAGCTCCTCGACGCTCGTGGCGCAGATACAGCGCGCGCCGTACAGGCGCAACGTCTCCATCATCAGGCGTTGCCGCTCGGTCGGCATCTTGCCAGGCCGCTTGACCTCTATGAACGTCGCGCGTCCAGCCTTGATTGCCAATAAGTCGGGGCAGCCGGCTGGCAGCATGTGGACCGGCCGCCCCTGCGCGTTCGGCAGCGCGCCAGCGTTCAAGCGGAGGACATAGTACCCGCGCAGGCGTAGGTACGTCATCATGGACGCCTGGATAGCGCGTTCGGGGATGGGTGGCGCGGCGGGCGCGCGGGTCGGAGAGATGCCGGAGGGCGACACGGAGTGGGATGGGGCCGGGTAAGGCGGCATCGCGGGTGTCCTCTCTGAGATGCTTTCGTGTCATATCGACACAAAGGCGATAAAATAATCTCAGACGGGCGCCGCGAACGCCTGTCGTCGCCGTCCGCAACAGCCCCGGACGGCGGCTACCACTAACATAACAAAAACGCCATCATCCGCCTAGCGTCATCGCATAAACATAACACGCGCCGCCCCCACGGGGCGACGCGCGGATACACGCCCGGTGCGGATCAGCCCTCCCTCATGCCGCGGCGCCTAGCGGTCCTCCTCCAGGCGCCGGGCGCAGTCGGGGCACAATGCCCCGCCGTCCGTCAAGCGCTCGGCCGGCGCGCGGTCGAGGTCTGCACTGCTGTACCGCTCCTGGGCATGCCCGCAGCCGTAGACCGTCGCCGTCACGCCGGGGCGCTCCACCAACCGCCTGGCCCAGGTCTCGCTCGTGTTGCCGGTCTCTGGTGTGCTCTCGCTCGCGCCCTGCGTGGTTAGCATTGTGGTTATCATGGACAGTGTTCCCATTGAGGTGCTCCTTCAGGGGGAATGGGCCGGCGCGTCTGCTTTCTGAGGGGAGGCGCGCCGGTTGTTTTTATGCGATTGAGTCTGCGAACCGTCTGCGCTACGCCGCGACCAGGTACACCCCGGCCGCCTCCTGCTGCTGCCGCCGCGTCGCCACCCGCACCCGCACGAGCGCGTCAAAAACACCTTGGCTGATGCGAACATGCTTGCAGCGATAGCCGAACTCACCCGCCTTACACGAGCACTTTTCGAGAACCGCATCGACGGTATAGTAGGTCTCGGGCGCGCTCTCAGCCTGGACCAGGAAAATCCCCATCGTACTCGAGGGCTTGACGCGCGGGCGATAGGCGGGCTTCGGGGTGCGGGTCGTGCGTGGCATTGGTCGTGTCCTTTCGTGGCTACTCGTTTCTCTTACCTGCCCTAACAGCCTATCCAGAAAGTCTTTGTTATGGTAAAGTAGAGATCGAACACGCGTGACGGACGCTCCCCCGAACGACACCAAAGGAAGATACTCCCCGCATGACAGCACGTCTCGCAGCCCCTA